TATTCAATTGACCGGAAGCACCATCAGCGTTGAGTTCAAGAGTGCCGACGGTGCTTTCCACCTTACAACCACCGGTAGTAGCGGTGAGAGATGCGCCGACAGCGCCGGAGAGAATTAATCCATGACCGGCACCGGAGCTGACCTCGAGATCGCCGGCAGTTGAGCCGTTGAGGGCGGCGACATCATTTATGGCGAGATCGTTGGCGGAATTGCCTTCGGCGAGAACTTCTTGGAGATTAGGGGCGGTGCCTGGACCTCCGGTGGAGAACGCGAGAGTAGGAAGCTCACCGTCGTAGGTTTTCAAAAGTGATTGAGCGGACATAATTGCGGTTATATTATAAATCAACAAAAAAAAACTCCTAAATGTAGCGATTTACCAAAGTTTTAATGAGAATATAAATAGCAATATCAGCAATATTAGGAAGAACATAATAGGCGATTGTGTAAAGCATTTTTGATATTATGATTTACGGAACGCTTTTATATATATATAACTTTGATAACCATAAGCGATTGAAGGAGCAACCTGTAGGGTTCGCCCCCACACAGAGAAATAATAGGTAGTTCCGGGAGTGATAATTGTATTCGCATTTATATAAAGATGTGCTAAATCACCTTTGAATGATATTAATGATTGTGTAAAACTTTGAACATTATTAAGCCCGATTTCAGTTTCAGGAACCAAATCCAAAGTCCCTGGGGGAACAGTTGTGTTCCCCACCGTTGGACTGGTTGTTCCATATCGCACGATCGCCAGACCACCGTTATTATCAGGAACATTATTAAACATACTTGAAGTATTTGTTTCTATATCAAAGGTCGTCCAGCCGACAGGTATTACAACTGTTAGAACTTGTCCGCACCGAAAGGTTTGATCGGTAGAGTATTGAAAGGGATTGACAGCAGAAGCAGCAGAATAATAATATGTATCCACATAGTTCTTCGTTGCGACATCTTGATTAGCAGACGGGTCTTGGCAGTTTTTTATCCGCTTGCTATTCATATTCAAGTCGTAGTATGTCATTTTATCCGCCTTATATATTTAAGGTAGATAAAATAATTTAGTTCTTATATCCATAAACCTTGACAACAACGCTATTAAATCTTGCCGAAGGATTCGCCGAATCAAAAACAATATCAAAACCAGTATAAGAAGTGTTATTATTCAAGAACCCTCCTATTTGTTGTGTTCTTGATGTTGTATTAAATATAGAAGTAAGATATGTCACTTTTGATAAAAAAGGTTGTTGGATTTCTATTGATGAGTTGATGCTATTTGTATTATCACCTATCGCAACTTGAAATGCCGACGCATTTGAACCCGAGATTGTAAAGGGACAATTCTGCGAACGGATTGAACCCAAGTTTCCCACCGCATATTCACTATCATAACCCGCCCAAGCATATCCAGTTGCTGTTCCGCTCAACCGAAGACCCACACCTGCTCCACTCGCAGAACTAACATTTCCACCCTGAATAATTATTTTGTAATTATCGTAAGTAGATGAAAAAACATTTGAGACAGTAAAAGAAGCGACGCTTGCCCCTGATGTAGTGCTTGATATAAATACTAAACCACCACTTGCCGTATCAACATAATTTTTTGTGGCGACATCTTGCGCTGATGCGGGATCTTGTGTGTTGTTGATCCGCTTGCTATTCATGTTGAGGTCATAGTAGGTCATTTTTATAATATGACAAGATATTTATTTTTCTAAACCGAATGATATGAGAATGAGATAAATATTTCATCACCAACACCCCAACTAAAAGGTATTGATGAACTTATACTGTTTCGTATTTGATAGTTTCCACTTAAATAAAAGGGTTGGACTTCAATTTGAGTTGAACTATAATATGACACAAGACCATATGTAGTTTGAGGACCATTACCAGTATAAAACGAAGCATTACCATTTAGAGTGTGTCCCAAGTTTCCAGTAAAACCAGTAAAACCACTATAACTAGAAGCAACCGGAAAATTAATATATACTGGACCTGTCACACTATCCATTATTCCTAATCGTATATAAATATTCACAGTTGTTAGTTGTCCTTGTGTCGCATATTCACCTTGATTCACATGCCCTGGTCCTCCAAGAGAAATGCCTGAAATTGTAGGTGTAAAAGCAGTAAAAGAAGCACTCCCAGCAGGACCAGTAGCACCCGTCGCACCCGTCGCACCCGTAGGACCCGCAGGACCCGTAGGACCAGTATCGCCTTGAATGCCTTGAATACCTTGAACTCCTTGAGGACCTGTTGGACCGATATCACCTTGCGGACCTGTTGGACCTTGAATACCTTGCGGACCTGTTGGACCAGTATCGCCTTGCGGACCCGTAGGACCAGTATCGCCTTGAGGACCCGTAGGACCAGTTGCGCCGACAGGACCCGTAGGACCAGTATCACCTTGAGGACCCGTTGGACCGGTCGCACCCGTAGGACCTGTTGGACCTGTTGCGCCAGTTGAACTTGCGATCAGTAAAACGGGGTGATTATTTGAAAGTGTCGCAAAATCAAAAGTTCCGCCTGTGAGCGTGACGGGGTATTGGATATACAATCCAGTCACGATGGTAGGTGGAGCATTAATCGTCCATTCTTGAAAGTTCGCAGCGGTATTCTTATCTTGAATAACCAGAATATCACCGACATCAAAATTACTCAATAGGTATTCTAAATCATCGCCAGGTGTATCAAAAACAGATATGAATAAATTATTCGCCAGAGTCGTATTCACAGCATCCCAAATCACATCACCACCCGCAGGAGGAGGAACGGGACCTTGTTGCGTTTTTTGCGTCATGTATTCATAGAACGATGACGATTGACCCTTCGGTCCAGTAGCACCCGTAGGACCAGTACTGCCTTGCGGACCAGTAGGACCAGTATCACCAGTAGGACCAGTAGCACCGACCGCACCCGAAGGACCAGTATCACCCGTCGCACCAGCAGGACCAGTCGCACCAACACCACCCGTAGGACCTGTAGCACCCGTATCACCAACGGGTCCTTGAATTCCTTGAATACCTTGAACGCCTTGAATGCCTTGAACGCCTTGCGGACCGGTAGGACCGATAGAACCAGTATCGCCAGTAGCGCCAGTAGCGCCTGTTGATCCAGTAGGACCAACAGCTCCAGTAGGACCAGTAGCACCGGTAGGACCTTGAGGACCAGCCGCCGCCGCCCACACGAGACCCTCGGGCGCCGAACTATCCGCCATCAAGAATAGATTATCAGCACCGACGACGACCTCCTTCGTGAGTAGTCCATTACCCGCAACAATACTGCCTTTTGTAGTAGCACCCAGCAATTTAAGATCATCACCCGCTTCGCCGACTTGAAGCGCCAAGTTATTTCCCTGATATACTTTTCCAGTTTGTATTGAGACGCAACCAATATCATCAAAATCAGTTGCGGATTGTGGAACTGAAGTCGTAGGGTTAGCAGCACTATTATTTATCGCAAGCACCGCACCAAGTCCATTACTGCCCCCACCGCCACTCGCAGTAGGTATCCATGCGGGGAGTTGCCCGTCATATGCTTTTAAACCAAGATTGAATGACATCGTTATACTTATTCGCAAGATATTATTTTTTAATATGTTCCGTTATATATATTAAGGCGTGTTATTATGGTGAAGGTGAGGCGGGGTATTCGTATTCGCCCTAAAAAAAAGCAACTGAAAGGTGATGGTTTTTTCGATGGATTGAAAAAGCTGACCGACTTATCTTATATATTTGGAACTCCTAAAACACCTATTATCGCAGATAAACCGGCGCCTTCACAACAAGCGACACAAGAGAATACGGGAATACCCGATAAGGCGATTTTAAAAACCATCGCGGATAATTCTTACAAGGCGACGAGTGATGAGATGGCGCCGGTGCCTGGCTTCACCTTGAAAGAGAAGACCCCGACGCTCGTTTTTTATCAAAAGGACGGTGAGAATATAATGGTGATCGGTGTTCGTGGAACTGCTGACTTCCGTGATTTTCGTGCGTGGTTCAGCACAGCATTCAGCGTCATTCCTGATAGTCAGCGGTTCAAGGAGGACCTCGCAACCATCACGGAGTTTCAGCAACGATTTCCAGTATCGTCATTTACTTATTATGCGACGGGTCATTCACTCGGCGGGACGTTGATAGACGAACTCATCAAGCGCGGTATGGTGAAGGAAGCAAGAACATATAATCCTGCGATTGAGACGAGTGATATACCGAATGTTGAACTATCAAAAAAGAACAAGAGGATATATGCTGACGGCGACCCCTTATACTTACTTCAAGGTCGATATGATAATCCAACCGAGGTTCGTCCGTCTTACAAGTATTATCCATCAAGCGTCATGGATTATGTGCCTGGTTACGATAAATACAAGCAACATGTTCTAGCCAATCCTGTATTCACGGGTGGCGATCAAGACGAGGTAGAGATGGAACCGAAGGATTATTATCAAGAGCATCGCAATATTGTATCATTATTAAATAAGACCGGTAAGACCCTTCAAAAGGAAGCAAAAGATCAAAAGAAGGAAGCAATCCAAATGGCGAAGAAGCTCGGTCACCCCTCGCCGTTTTATCATATGCGGGGCGCAGGGATAATGGCGAATTCGCAGTTTTACAGGACTGACCCGAAGCGATTAGGGTTGAAAGGTGAAGGTTTTTTTGATGACATCAAGGAGGGGTTCAAGAAGGGTATTGAAAGTCGTGTTGGTAAAATACCCGAACCAGCAGTATTATCACCCGAACAACAAGCAGACGTAAAACGGCGACAACATATTCAAGATGTAGATAAACAGCGAGAGAAGATGGTCGCCCAGAAGAAGAAGATTGCGATTGATGATATGATGGAGTATGCGGGTAAAGATAATGTTCTTAAGGCGATATATGCTCGTGAAGGAACTGACAACCCGAAGGATTATTTAGCAAGGGTAGTTGAAAAGGCGAAGAAGCGTGCTGAAGAGTTTTATCCTTATTAAAATACTTTATGTGACGGTGGTGGTGGTGGTGATGGTATTTTCATTTCATTTTCAAAAAAAAACACCTAACATAACAAAGCATTTGAATATTCAATATTATTATCTTTAGCAATATTGTAGGGGAATGTTGCGCCCTTACCCTCCACCCATTATAAAATGCTTTTCGCAACAACAGCATTTTATTCAAATGATTTGTTATGTTAGATGATTTTCATATAAAAATATGTTTTAAAACCATCGCCACCACCACCACCGCCACCGAAAAGGATATAAAAGAATTTTATCAGTCTATACATATATACTGATAATATTACATTATTACAATATGAGCGAACGAAATTCTTGGGCGAACTGTGAGCGATGGTTAGATGTTATATATTTAGAGTCACATCATCACCCCGCCTTTCAGCATGACTATTTTCATATCGAGTTGGCGAAGGACGGGTTCGTCCCCGCGAAGGAGTTCCAACCTATCCCGCCTCAAGCACAGATCACAGAAGCGGATTACGAACGCGTGATTAAACAAGCGGCGATTGATATACCGACCGTATTTAAAACTTCGCAATATCGGTTCTCAAAAGACTTCTTATCGTCGTATTATTTAAAACATCGGTTAGAAGAACAGAAGGGGTACTATATGACGAACGGTGAATTTATCCTCGCCGTCTTGATAAGTGATTTAGGATTTACACAGACGGATTGGTGCTGGTTGCTAAATGGTCTTGAAGGTCGCAAGAGGAAGCAACCGAGGGTTCTCCCGAACATCGTTTTTCCGCTGGTTTTATTACCTTCACAAATCCTTCAAGTGTAGGTATGTCGCCCATAACTGAACGATGCTTTTTAGACGATAGATGCTGTGGCATCTTATTATATACAACATCTTTCGTCCCGCAGGGGCAATTTACAAGCGCCTTTTTATAACTGTGAAAGGGGCGAATAGCCTCCATGATCTCGGCGATTGCGACGGAGTGTTTGGCTCGATATGCTTGTAGTTCTTTTCTTGATTTCATAATATTAGCCCACACCTCCTCGGGGTTCATTTTCAACGGCATTCTATATATACCCATGCTATAATAATACAGATCTATATCGCGCAAATAGGGATATATACTGATAAATATCGCATTATTACACTATTATTTAGATTATTACCTTAATAATGTAAATAAAACTGATATTTTCGCATTATTACAGTAAAAATTTTAAAATTATTCACGGTGATAATGTATTTTGGTTGTATTATTACCGTTTTTATTAGATTATTACCGTAAAAATGTATTTTTTAGGGGTCGCGCCAGCGAGCGGAGCGAGCGAATACATTATTTTAGGAATATTAATATATATACCCATTTTATAACGATATGGCGCTGTCAAGTCCTACTCAGGTCTATTACAATTTAGATATTGCGAACGAGCAACTCAGCGAAATCGGTGTCCCGCCAAATAAATTATCCTTCACCGAAGTCAGGTCGTCCAACCTGCTTGATAACCCGAATGACTACTTCATGTCTATTGTTCGCTTCTCGCTTGATACTGCTGGAGCATTACCGATCTTTATCCCGCAAATAGATACACAACAGAGCAAGAACGGTCTCAACTACCCGAATAGAACGATCTATAACATCACGCTTCAATACTACGATGCTTCAGTTCCAGCCAGCTTCGCCGCCGGTCCTCTCGTCGCTACCGCACCCGTCTATTATATCCCGCATCGGTCAGTACTCGGCGAACTACAGAACCAACGCCTTCGCGCACCCTCGAGCGACTTCCCTCTTACTTTAGCACAAGTGACGAGCGAGTATTATTGGGTTCAATCGTGGGGGGCATGGATAAGTATGTTAAACTCATGTCTCGCGCAAGTCTATAATGAATTACTGTCGGCGATGACGATAGCCGCCATCCCAACACCAACCGATTTTGATATCAACAATCCGCCCTTCTTTAGGTGGGACGACGCAACCGCAAAAGCGTCTTTTGTTTGTCCCGCGTCATTATTCAATCAAGGAGGAACACCAGGCACAGGATTTAGCAGTTCATCGCAACCCTATAATTTTCCAGATGCTTACGACGCGAAGAATACCGCTTTTTATAATTCAGCATCACCGAACCTTCTTACGAACGCCCCCGTGACGTTGTTCTTCAACGCCCCCCTTCATATTTTATTTAGCAGTTTTGAATGGGTATTCAATTCTTATTCATCGCTGATCGGCGAAGCATTTATGATGAGGGTGTATTCTAAAATGGGCGATAATTGGACGCCAGCAGATAGCGTCGTTGGAAAACCAGCACCGAAGCAATCGTGGGCTGCTCTCACGATGGAACAAGAATACGGAACCGGACCGATTATGTGTCCTGTCGCGCGAATTGTTTTTCTCGCATCTCTTATCCCCGTCCTTCCTTCAAATGTCGGTCTCCCCCGATTATTTAGCAATAATACCGCACAACAACAGACGAACAATAACAATATGGCGAACGAAGTCACGGACCTTATCGTGAATTTAGTGCGTGGTGACGAATACTTACCGAATGTTATTTACGAACCAACCGCCGAATATCGCTTGTTAGATCTTCAATCCAATACTCCCGCATCATCAATTCAACTAGGGGTCCAATGGCAGGATATTTACGGATATTACCACGACTTCTATTTACAGAATGGTTGTGGCGCAAATATGAAAATTATGTTCCGCAAGAAGGCATTCAACAATATCTCTTCGTGATTTAGGAATGTTGTCGCCATTATTATAATATTTTCTTCTTGGTTAATATTATAACCGCAAAAATGTCTTCCAGCGATTTTAGCAAGGTGAAGGTGCTATACGATGTTCTCAATACTACTGATAGCGTTCGTTACGCCGTGGTTGCGGGTGCGCAGAACATCACTCCCTCCAAATACAACGCAATCAGCAAATCTACATCAAGCATCACATTCAATATCCAGACGCCGAGTGAAAGCACCGTCCTCGCCCGTCGCTTTATGATTAGAAATGTTATGGAACTCACGGTGAATGCGACTTTTACCAGCGGAACCCCCGTCGGCACTCTCGCCATCAACTACGGCTACACCGAAAGTCTCGCACCGTTCCCCTTCCAGACGGCTCTCAATACCGTCCAACTGACGATCAACAACAACACGGTCTCACAGAACGATAAGGATGTTCTCTTCCAGTTGCTTCGCTTCAACGACCGTCGTGATCTCGCGCGCTTCAACAACACTACTCCTATCATGCCTGATAATTATTACAACTATCAGGACGCAGTCGGCGCTTCCAACTCTCCTTTAGGCGCTTGGAACGATGTCGCCCACGACCAAGACTTCCAGCCCCGCGGTTCCTTCCGTCTTTTGAGTATTAGCGGAAATACTCCTTATGCTGGTGGTGAGGACCCCCTTACTCGTGAAATCGTCCTCCGTTTTGAAACTATTGAGCCGTTCATGTTGTCACCCTTGATATGGTGCGACCCCAAGAGCAACAACCAAGGGTTCTACGGTATTCAAGTTCTCCAGATTGTATTCAACATGGCGAGCGATACTTCTCGTATGCTTCGTTCCGCCCAGAGTGCTTTTCTTGCGAAGGATTACGGAACCAACGGTGCGCCCGGAACCACCCCCAACCCCGCATTCGCCGACCTGAAAGCGTCTCTTACGAATGTTGAGGAAAGTCAGCTCTTCATTCAGTATTACACTCGTCAGCCCAGCGATCTCGTGAGCGCTCGCAACTGCGTCCCCTTCGCCGAGTACCCCCGTTACTTGTCTCCTATTGGAAGCGAGTTCAAGGCGGCTACGAAGAATGCTGATACTGGTGTTATCACCCCCGCTAAACTTACCTCCATCAACTCTCAATCCATCTCTCTCAACAGCATCCCCGATAAACTGATTATTTGCGTCCGCAAGCAGGTCAGCAAGCAGACCGTCTATGATAGCGACCACTTCTTCCCCATCAGCAAGATTATCGTCAATTTCAACAATAAGGCGGGTCTCTTGTCGAGCGCCACCCAGTATGATTTGTGGCGCATGTCCGTTGAAAGCGGTTCCAACCAGACTTGGGCTGAATTCTCCGGTTGGGCTGCTGTCGGCAAGGCGAACGGACCCGGCGGTCACCCCGAAGGATACAACGAAGTTCCTCTCGTCGGTTCCGTCTTGTGTCTTGAAATGGGAAATCATATTGAACTCGATGACGTCTTTTCAGCCGGCAGCATCGGTCAGTTCCAGCTCCAGTTCCAGCTTGATATTGAAAATTACTCCAATCAGGCATTCGCAGCGAACGATCTTGAAATTTGCTTGATTACCATGAACTCCGGTGTCTTCGTGCTTGAGCGTGGAACTTCACAGACTTACACCGCCATCTTGTCGCGCAGCGATGTTCTCTCGGCGAAGTCGCAGCCTGGTATGTCAGGAAGCGATGTCAAGCGTCTAGTCGGTGGCGGTTGGGAGGATATTATGAAGACCATCAAGAATGTCGCCGGTGTTGTCGGTCAGGTCGCTCCTTTGGCACAACAGGCAATCGGCGCCTTTGGATACGGTCAGTCAGGCGGCGGTCAGTCGGGCGGTGGGACTTCAGGAGGCGGGGCTTCAGGTGGAGGTCAGTCGGGCGGTCGCTTGAAGAAACACTTGGCGGTTATGTAAGATTTAGCGATACTTTATAACATTTATTTTATAAGTAAATATTATAAACAGTTCATTATGACAAGTTACGATACTGGATATAATCGCGACCTCGCCCGATCGCAACGATTATATGACTATGCGAATATCAAAAACGATACACTCAACTACAATATGGGTCCAACACATCAGGGAGGCGGAATGAGTGGTGGCGAAGAAGGAATGGGTCGTCCATTTAGCGATATTGCGAGTAAGGGTCGTGGAATGAGTGGTGGCGTTCGTCGTGGTGCGGAACTCGCCGATATTGCGTCTCCTTCAGGTCAGTTCTCCGTCGTCGCTGGTCGCACAAAACCAACTGGAAGCGGTATGAGCGGCGCAGGTCAGTCAGGCGGAAAGAAACTCGTTAAGGGGTCGCCCGAAGCGAAAGCATTCATGGCGTCTATTCGGCGCAAGAAAGGTAAAGGTATGAGTGGTGGTGCGAATGGAAATGTTTATGGAATGCCCGAACTCCTCGGTCGAACTACTCAAGCATTAGAAGGTCGTGGCGGAACAGACGGTTTTCCATCAGGTTTTAAGGATAATAACCCCCTCGCTATGTCAGGCGGAGCAGTCCCTTTGAAACAGCAACTTAAGGGTATTTTAGATGACCGAACAAGTGGAAATGGAATGTCGGGTGGCGACTTTTGGAGCGACTTCGGTGATGGGTTCGTGAAAGGATTTACGGGGACCTTGAATGTCGCCAGTAAATTATTACCATTTATCGGTTTGGGCGATCACGAAGGAAGCGGTATGTCAGGCGGAAATGTGCCGAGCGAACTCGCACTTATGTCAGGCGCGACCCCTATGGCGGAGGCGTTCCTCGGTGGTCGTCACCCCTCTATGGTGCCGAAGGACGAAAAAGTGATGTTGATGAAGAAAGCATTAGCAGATTATGCTATGATGAAACAACTTCACAAGCATCTAAAAGCAAGACAAGGAGGAGGGAAACTCCAGATCACGCATGGAGCAGGGTTGAGCGGTGGCGGTATTATGGAACCCGCCGTGAGTGCTGAAGTCGGTCAGCCACGATATTCTTACGGTCAAATGGCGGATACAGCTGGTAAATCAAATGTCGGGTCAGGTGGCGGAATGTCGGGTGGAAAATCACACCGATTAAAATTAAAACCCGAAATGTATGGAACGACGATGATGGCTGGGGCGGGGTACTCCGGCGGTGATGAGGGTCTTGCGAACAGCAGCGCAAAAAATATGAAGATGGGTATGGGACAGAGTGGCGGTCAATTATCTTATGAGGGAAATATGGCGATGGCGGACGCGATGGGCGACATCTTTTCAGGTATGGGACAGAGTGGCGGTCGTGGCGTCGGGTGCGGACAGAGCGGAGGAAAGCGTGCGCGCCTTGTGAAGGGTTCGCCCGAAGCGAAAGCCTATATGGCGTCTATTCGCAAGAAGAAAGGTAAGGGTATGAGCGGTGGCGACTTTTGGGATGATCTTGGAAAGGTTGCTTCCGCCGCCGCCCCTTTTATTGCCCTATTATAATTCATTTAGGGATAAGTGATAATTTTTTATTCTTTGTTATAATTATAAAGCATAAAAAGTGATGCCGAAGCATAAACTAAAAAAACAAGGTAAGGGGTTTTTTGATGACCTTGCGAATACTGCGGGGGCGGTTGCCGACCATTTTGATTTATTCGGGACGCAAGCAGCGCAGAAGAAAGCAGAAGAAGCAGAGAAGGAGCGACAGAGATTAGCAAATCGCAGCGGTCTTGAAAAACTCGGTGATTTAGCATGGAGCGCAACGAGTTCCCTCTTACCCGAATTGGGTTCAGCGTTTATGAAGCATCTTGGAGGAAGTGGAGCGCAAGAACCATTATTGAAGAAGGGCGTGACGCAGACGAAGAATGCTGTTGGCGGTCAGCGATTTATGGCGAACCGTGCCGTGCCGAATAAAGTGCCGAATGTTGTTCGTGTTCGTGAAATGAATGAGGTGCGAAACTACAATCGCGATCAACAGCGAAAGGTCTTTGAAAACGAGAAACGACAAGTCCAGAGCGAGAGCGAAAGCATTAAACCGATTGATGCGAAGGACGCAGGCGCAGCATTTAAACTCCAGACTTACTTGAGTAAGGTCGCGCAGATCTTATCACAGAAGAACGATTTATTCGCGCAAGTGGAAGCAACACCCTTCACCGATTTAGATCAACTGAAAGGAACAACGAAGCAAGCAGCGTTGCTGACGATGTTGGCGAGTAAGGCGGAGTTCGTTCAAGCATATAACGAAATGGTTGCCTATGTTAGTCTATTTTTCAAGGATATTCAGCAGGATAATCGTGTTCGCGATAGAATGTACTCCTCCTATTTTATACCCCTTATGGACCAGATGAGGGCGCTTGCGGCGAGATATCCCGACTTATTCGTCGGTCTTCCAGCACCAGAAAGGGGACGACCGAGACAACCAGCATCACGACAGGCTAAAGTCTATGACACCGTTCGCAACGAATTACGAGACATGTATTCGCTATTGATGTTGGCGGCGGATAATATCCAAGCAGGTATTTTTCGTCCATTATCCGCGCGAGATGTTGGAGAATACACGATGGAGAATAATGTGTCGGCGAAGTTCCAAGTTAATCCTCCACCACCCGGCGCACCACAGCCATCATTAGCAGTTCAACAAGCACAGCAAGCAATCGCGATGGCTGATAGCGCACAAGCGGCGCAGGCGGCGCAACAACAAGAACTCGCACTTCAAGACCCTTTTAATCCAGCAGGCGATATGACATTAGATCCGCGACAAGCACAGCAGTTCCAGATTATTAGAGCATGGGCGCGCGGCGTCGGTGCCAATCCCGACATGCCCTTAAGAATACCACCATCCGTGCCCGAGGTTCAACGAATGAGCGAACAAGAACTCGTACCTTTGAGACCGTATTTTGGGTTGGGGCGTGATCTTGCGGGTATGACCCCCCCACAGGCGCAGGCTAGAATGGACGCGTTAGGAAATCAAGCAGAAGTGGAGCGGTTCCTTTACGATTTATACGCGACCGCCAGAGATACTTTGGAGTTTTATAATAACTGGCGACAGACACGCGAAGTATTGGAGCCACCAGGGCGCCAAGAGGAGGGACCGGGGCGTGATGAAGGACCTGCCGAAGCGACCGAAAATGATATTGATGAAGCAGTTCGGCGTTTTGTTGGAGAGAATGATTATCCTCCAACCCTTAAACTACCAACAAGCGATAGTGGGAGGGGTGAATTCGGCGGTGAAAGATGGCGTCCTCTTGCGGGAATAAGGCGAATACTTGAAGAAGCAGGATTGAATGTGTCTTATAATACGAACATCAGGAGAGCCATCACGCGTTATAACGCTACGAAAACAAAAGCACCACGCAGACCGAGACAGCCCGAAGCAGGCGAAGCAGGCGAAGCCGTGCCTCCCGTATTGTTAGACCCAGAGTTTTTTGAACCGGGCGCGCAAGGTCAGGAGGGACAGGAGGGCGCAGGTATGAGCGGTGGTCGTCGCTATTTTTCGCGCGAAGGTCGTGAATTGGATTTTGTTCCAGCCCAGCAACTTAATTCAGCAGCACCCCCCGTTAGTTATGGATACGGTTCGCATCATCGCCCGAAATTCGCATGGGAGATGGAGCAAGAACTCGGTGAGCGACAGGGCGGATATATTCGTCAAGATCGCGTGCCTTATGTGGCGCAAGGTGGATTAGGTATGGTTAATCCAGATGCGGAGATCGGGACTTTTCAGGTTCTTCGTATGGCGGGTGAAATCGGTCGTGGAATGTCAGGAGGCGTGTATTTGCCGAAGGAGTACGTCGTCCAGCCCCGCGGTGAAGTTGTTCGCACGGGTTATGGTGTTGATGGCGATGACGATATGTTCGGTGAGATGGGCGGTTATGGTTCGCTTAAGAGACGCCTGAATATGATTAATCCATTCGCCGTCAGTCACGATTATCATTATAAGGGTGTGAATGACGGTTATGACGACAAGGACGATTTTGCCTATGGACGACATGAAGAGCCAATTGAAGCAGCACAGGCGGGTCATGAAGAGGAGGAGGAGAAGCCCGTGGATTTAGACGAGAACCCGAACCCCTTCCGTGTTCGCAACGAGAACTACAAGGTGAATACTGGTAAGATGAAGAAGGTCACTTACAAGACTTACGATAAGTGAGCGAAAGTATGAAAATTTTTGTATTTGTGTTATAATAATGGATATAACACAAAAAAAACAACAAGGTCAGGAACTTCGTATTTTTACGAAGGCGTTGAAATGGGGTGATAATGAAATTGAATTGTTAGGAACAGGGTCGCAAGCAGTTCAAAAATACCCGAGTGATTTTGATTTTTTTTCAAGCATCGCCGGCGATCGTGATGCGGGGCGGATGTTCGCAGAATTAGAACGCATTCTAAAACGGGCGGCGGCGACGAACGAAATGACTTTTATTGAATTGAAAGTCCAGCGGAAAAATGGAGATAAGAAGAAGTTTTTTGAGCCGTGGTTCAGTAAGGAGCAGTTTGTAAGAGCAGTCGGCGAACCGAGCGGATTGGATTTTATCAAGATTGATTATGTTGTATTTGTTCGAGAGACGAACGAACTCACCGAATTATCCATCATCTATTCATTTAGCGGAATGCCCCCGATTGAAGACCTTGTCAAGAAGATCAAGAAAGACTACGAATATTATAAGGGGGAGGGAAAAATATATAAGTCATTAAAACGAATGTATTCTATTTACCGTTTGAAAGGACAGAAGGAGAAGTTAGTCCAATTGTCGCAGTTATTTAATAGTGCGACGGGACAGAAATATAAAGCATCAAGCAATCTAAAGGCGATTGAATTACTCGCAGAGCATCGCCCCGACGATCGTGACCTCGAGAAAAAGATACGGGTTAATCTTGATGATTTAGGAAATACCCTCGGGACGAAGATTGATACACTCGCACAGGTGAAGAAGATCAGCGCAAAACTGGATAAAGAGATTGAAGCAGAGACGCGTGAATGGTTGAAAAGCAATAAGAGCGTCTTACCACATTAGATTTTTTCTTGCCATAAATTAAACGAAGACATGAGTTCTACATTAAATTTTGATAAGGTCGGTCGTCCATTAGCAAAAATAGAAGGGGGACAACTCGCCAATAAAATCGTGAGCGTCGCCCCGCAAGAAGAAGAGGGACAAAAACGAACATATAAACATATAGAACTACCGCAAGGGAGCAAGTTCCAACTCGTGCCGAACACTACAAAAGAGCGTGAGATTATTTACATTTGCGGTCCATCAGGTTCGGGTAAATCTACATTTACGAGCAATTATATCAAGGAGTACAAAAAGAAGTTCAAGGGTGGCGACATCTACCTTTTTTCCGCCTTGAGCGAAGATGAGGTGTTAGATAAACACGGTGTAAAACGCATTAAATTATCACCCGCACTCATCACCGATAAACTTACAAGCGCCGACTTTGAAGACGCACTCGTGATATTTGATGATATTGATGTGATTAGCGATAAGAAGATCCGTGAAGCGGTTATAGCGACTTTGAATTCGGTATTAGAGGTTGGTCGCCATTTTAAGACTTATTGTATTATTACGAACCATTTGCCGACCGCCGGTAAAGACACGCGTCGTGTTCTAAACGAAGCGCACGAAATCGTCTATTTTCCGCACAGCGGGTCTATGAAGGGTATTAATTATTTATTGAAAGAGTATGTTGGTTTTGATAATCACGAGATCAAGGCGATCAAGAAACTCAAAAGTCGGTGGTGTTGTATTTTTAAGAACTACCCGCAACTCGCTATGACCGAGCGAAATTTATGGCTACTCGCTGAGGACGGTGAGAGTGACGACGAAGAACATCAAGCGAAAAAACGGCGTGATGCTACCTTGAAGAAAGGTAAAGGGGACTGGCGTGAGGATAGTTCGAGCGAAGAGTGGGATTATAGTGATAGTGACTAGCGGAGCGAAGCGGAGCTGTGGCGGTGGTGGTGGTGGCGACGCTTTTTCAACATATTTTTCCACGGATTTTTCCTAACATAACAAAGCATTTGAATTAATAATCCGTTGGATTTAGATTATTAATTTAGGGATATATTATATATGAAATGACGGCGACTTGCTTGAATGGCGACTGCCTTGAATTGATGAAAGACCTACCAGATAAGTCGGTGGATTTATTCTTATGCGATTTGCCTTATGGGATATTAGGAACTGCGACAGGACGACCGAATAAATTGCTCCGTATGGAGAATGGGGTTGCTACAGGACCGAGTGCCGTGAAGTTCCTTACTTGCCCGTGGGATAAACCGATAGACCTCACCGAGTTTTGGACGCAAGTGAAACGGTTATGTAAGAATGATAAGACACCAGTTCTTATGTTTTGTAATACGAAATTCGGTGTTGATTTAATCACGAGCAACCCTTCATGGTTCCGTTATGATATTGTATGGGCGAAGAACAGGGGGGTCGGCTTCCTTACTGCGAAACAGAAACCGATAGCAGCGCACGAAATGATATATGTATTTTCAAAAAAGGGGTCATTCTACAAAATGATAAAGAATGATACACCCGATAAGAGAGGGTCAATAAGATCACCACAACGAATAAAAACAGGGATATATGCTGGAAACGTTCATGCTGAAACACGAGTGGTTGAAGATGGAAAACGATGCCCCATATCCGTCATTCATTTTAATATGAAACAAGATAAACGCCACCCCACAACTAAACCGATTGATTTACTGAAATGGTTGATTGAGAGATATAGCAACGAAGGAGACACCGTGCTTGATCCAACAGCAGGTTCATTTAATAGCGGTCGAGCGTCATTAGAACTCGGTCGCAATTATATCGGGATGGAAATGAATAAGGAGTTTTATGAAAAGAACAAGATTGAATAATCAAATGCTTTGTTATGTTAGATGATTTTTTTTGAAAATGAAATGAAAATACCATCGCCACCACCACCACACCACATAAAAGTATTATAAAATATT